TGACAGTGATGGCAAATAACAACCACCACTGCCACCAGTTAGGCATGTCTGTACCTTCTATCATGCCGCCTCAATGTCCACAACTTCACACACACCGGCAGAGCAAGCCAACTCTCGTCCACCCGAAGTGTGGTCTTCTTTCTCAAACTCTTGCAGCTTGACCCAATCAATAAACTTGGGCATGAAAGAAAGTGCCTCTTCATATTCTTCTTTGCTGATGTCCTGATACACAGCCTGTTGATACACGTAGTCACTGAATGGCAAGAAGCTGATGCCAGACACTTCATCAAAGTGTTCATATACCCATGCACCCACTTCCATCCACTCATCTTCTTTGACCGTGATAGTTACGGACGGCTTATGCTCACACCAGTGTTGCTGATAAGTCAACCACAACTCTAGCTGCTCAATAGCAGACATGTCTTCGCGGCATACTGCACCTGTGGGTGCCTTCATGGGGAAGCTAAACACAGTCGTGCTATCCGGCTTGGTAACATCCGGCTCCGCTGGAATGCCCTGTGAAATCATAAACTGTGTAATCGGGTCTTTGTTGTCACCGCGCACCGTGCGAATGTAGTACGGGTTGTGACGAGCGTGGATGCCAGAGGCACTGTCAACAAGCTGTGACACTGTGCCTGACGGCTTTACACAAGTGATGGCTGTCGAGATAGGGATGTTCAACTCTGACGCCAGAGCAGCGTTTGTAGTGACTGCCTGTACACGCAGAGCATTCAGTGTAGCCCCTATGTTTTTACCAAGGTGCGCTGACTTACCGGACATCATGGCATTGTCCATGATACCTGTCAGTGATACACCAAGCAACCGCTCTTCTTCCGTATTGTTTCGCCATATCTTACGCAGATATTTGAAGTCAGTCAGCGTGGATTGGAACGTGCCAAGGATGGTGGCAAGACGAACCTTCTCTGTAAGGGTTTGTTGCGTGTCAGATGCACGAACAACAACCTCTGACAAGTTACAGAACTGATACGGGCGCAAGATAATTTCACTGCAAGGATTAGTTCCGAAATCTTGTTCTGCATCCCGGCGACCATTCTTAGCAGCTTGCTTTTGTGCAGACTGACGATTGAAGATGCCACGCTCACCAGAGCCTGACTCGTACAACGACAGCCACTCACGCATAAATGTACCCATCTGTGGCTTTTCTTTGTAAGCGACACTGTTGTTGGCGAGTGCGCGTTGGCCTTCCCTGTAGATGTTTTTCTGTGGCTCATCCCACCACTGACCTGACTTTGCATGTGCCATCTGGTCATCGTTAAGATTAGACAGGCTAATCAAAGCAGAACGACGGACGCCACCTACAACTACAACCTCACCGATTTTGCACATGATATCATGGCATTCGATAGGGTAGAGGCGGCGGCCAGCAGCACCTTTGAACTTCTTGATGCAGAAGTTAAACAGGTTTTCCAGAGGGGCTGGGCCACTAGCGCGACCCCCAAACGTCTTCAGACGCGCACCAGCGGGGCGTACCTCACTGGTATCCCACTTTGGGATTTGCCCTGCGTAGAGGAGCGAGATTAATTCACGCAGGGATTTGGCCCAGCCCGGACGAGAATCGCCAACTTTGATGACAGTATCCGTGTCATGCATAGTCTCGTTGACGATTGGCAGCTTCTCAACATTGTGGCGTTCCACAGAGAAGCCTACACCAGTGCCGCACATGAGGATATACATCGTCTCGTCAAAGGCACGAGGACTATCCACTGGTACGTAGGAGCAGTTGTAACCGCCGACGTGACAACGGTCAAGCGCGGGACCGGCGGTCATTAATGCTCTCATGCTTGGCATGATGTCTTGGTTAAGCACAGCCTCTTCAAGTTCTGCGCGTAATTCATCTGACAAAACATAGCTATGCTTGTCTGCAAGGTGGCCTTCCATATAATCGAAGTACCGTGCTACAGTTTCGCTCCACGTCTCTCTGCGCTGCTCGTCTTCAATCCAACGCGCATAACGGGATGTAGCAATAAATGTTTGGTAGTCTGTAGGCAAATAGTTGTTCATCATATCACTCCATTTTTGTTTTGATGTTTATAATTTCTGCTCCATCAATATCGTAGAACATGTCATACATGTACTCTTCTAATTCTTCTGTCACATCCCCGTCAGCAGGAACAGGATAATCTTCCGGGTCTATATCGACAGCTATATAAATCTTAACTCTCATCGTAGCAGCCTTCTACTTCCTCTATCAGCTTGCTAAGATACCACTGTGCTTTTTCTAAGTCCTCTGTACCATTCTTGTATCGATAACGCCACAGGTATTTCATAATATTACCCTGTAAATAATATTCGTATCCATCACCTGTAGCGGCACGTATAGCTTCAATACATTCTATACCTGCTTTATTATAATGTGGTGGGTTGTCTACCATAGAGGGAACACCACCAAGTTCATCTTTAATTTTAAATGGTGCGCCAGCTTCATCTGCTTTCATAGCTTGCCTCATATATTCTTCATGTCGCATTATGCACTTCCTTTCGTCTTACTGCTAAAGTCTAGGTGTACTATATTGCCATCCTCACCAGTAATTACAAGGGTGTTCTCTTCTTTTTCTTCTTCTTCTTTTGCGTCTTCCATCTCCATAACATAGTCATGGATTGCATCTCTCAACACCTGACTATTTTCCATGATAGGCACAGAGGCACACATCATCTTAGTAAAGTGCATTAGTTGTGAATAGTCGTCATCATCAAGTGGATTGTCAGGAAAAGAGATAATGCTGATGTCAATCTCACCTGTCCACTCGTAGTTCCTGCTATCCATCTTTGGACGGATGCGAACCACAATATCTTCGTTGTTAAATTTTTTCTCTATCATGTTATCTCCTTTTCACTTTTGTTCCACTAAACTTAATAAACTTTGGATGCTTATTCTTACCTTTTTCTTTCAACCAATCTTCCGGTATAATGCGGTCATAATATCTAAAACCATATTTTACACACCACTGTCCATAAGTTGACTTGGCACCTTTTCTCAGCTTGCGTCTACTATTCTCAAACACAAACCGAATATCAAGTTGTGGGTGCTGTCTTTTAACAGCTAAATGCTTTCGCCTATCGGCTGCAGTAAACATACCCTTTGTTTCAATAATAATACCATTATTAAGAACAAAGTCAGGAGTGTATGTGCGGTACGCAAGGTCTTCCCATTCTATTTTTAATTTCTCATAATCATACGAGATTTTAAGTTCATCAAGATAGACAGATAATTTATGCTCTAGTCCACTTCTATACCCGTACTTACGTGCCGCACGAAATGCTTTGTAATTAACCACTAAGACGCACGTCCCTGCCAAAAAGTAATTGGTATTTTATGCTTATCATCTAACTCAACATAAGATACCATCTTTGGGTCTTTAGCTTTAGACATGACCGCTGGTCTTTCTTCTAAGTTAGGCCAACAGGCAAAACGATAACGACAAAAACTACATTCAGTCCCTAAAATTTTATTTCCTGTTTCTTTACCTCTAAAAGTTTCAGGCACAGCATCAAAGCAACGCTCAAATCTATTCTCATTTATTGTGTCTGCAGTTTGCTTGATGTTGGATACTTCTTTGTCAACATCAATGCCTGTGGCTGGCACATACTTGAACTGACCATTGGCCTTGTTCACTACCCACCATCCACCTGCTTTCTTGTCAGCAGCCTTGGCATAACCGGCAAGCTGTGCTACATACCCGAAAGCATCACCCTGTCTAAGAGAGTCGAAGGATTCAAACTTATTTGTGTAAGACCAGTTTGATGCTGACTTAATATCATCAACAGCACCATCAATAACAATATCATAAGTGCCATCGACGGATGTATCATCGTCAAGTTTGAGAGTAACCTTTTCATTGTCCTCATACTTCACCCCCGCTTCTTTTAACAAACCTTTGAAGACAGCTTCTACGATGTCTCCAAGCATCATGTTCATAACGAATGTAGTGGGAAGAGGCAACGCTTTCTCTGGTTCGTTCTTTTCAAACCAGAGTTGACAGGTTGGTCTGCCCACATTTGACATGCGCAGACCAAACCCATCACGCTTGTTGCCCCCGCCAAACTGACGTGCAAGTGCGCACTTTATGTCCTGTCCTATTTGCTGAATAGTTTCTACAGACATGGTGGACTTACCATTGGAAGCGTTTTCCATGTATTGATGTAACGCCAGTTCAGCGGGGTGTTTCATTGTGCTACCTCTTCAACTTCGATATCAACCAAGTCATCGACCACATCAATATCGTCCTCTTCCATTTTCTCATTGGCCTTGTCAGTCCAAGCATTGAGAATATAGGTATTGTAATTCTCAATCCAAGATAGGAAGTCACTGAAGATGCTATGCTCAGTCTCTTCAATACTCAAGGTATTGTTGAGGTTGAGTGCAACCGCAGGAAGGTAGAAGCTGTTGCCGTTTGGCAACTCGCGTTGCACGGTACTAAGAGCGATATCATGCTGCACAGGCAAACGCTGCATCTTTGCCAATTTAGCAAAGACATTGCCTACCTCTTTGAACGCATCACGGTTATCAATCTCCCAGATAAATGGATGAACATCCACCTCTACAGATTCACCTTTTGGTGTGACTGCGTTGACAAGTTCAATCGTCCCGAATACCGCACGTACCCGCTTAATCTGACGAATCAAGTCCTGCATGGTTTGCGGAAGGGCTTTGAAATCCTCAATGTACCCAGCCGGTTTACCACAGTTAAACCCACCGTCATTATCTTTCAAGTCCATGTTCAGATTGTCAGCCATTACAGTCTTAACGTAACGGTTGGGGGTATCACCCATACCTTTGATGAAACGCTTGTACATGAAGCGTTGCATGTAGGGACGAATTACCGCAGACTCCCCATAATAGGTGGGGCCATCTGGAATTTCCAGACGAAACGTGCCAGCCTTTACCAGCACTTTATCTGAACCAATAATGGGAGAATGGTTGATGCGCAGACGGGGAAGGCTACTGCTCTTCTTGTCAGAAACCTCTGCCGCCATGCCCATAGCCTTCGCCATCATGGCATAGTTGTTAGTATCAATGGTGGTCAATTCCATATTTTATACTCCTTCCTTTGAGTTTGAAAACCATAGTTATATCACGACACATCTTTTGTGTCAAGCCAGTTGGGGCCAATTTTTGCTTCTAGTTCCAGAGGAACATTGAATGCCAACCCCCAACGTATGGCAATCAAGTCAGGCAATGCATCGTTAGTCTCTTGTATTATTTGAATAACTCTCCTTTCTTCATCTGGATGAACATCAATGACAATAGAGTCATGCACAGTGTTTACCACACAAGACTGCATACCGTCAAGCAGTTTATCTATGTGCAACAATGCGATAGGTACAATGTCTGCTGTCGCAAATGACTGCACAGGATAATTCTTTATCTGCGTAAAGTGTGACACTCTGCCGCTAGACTTACGAACGACATTTGGGAAAGCAAACTCCCGACCAGACGGGGTAGTAATCTTTCCCGTGTTTATAGCTTCTTTAGCCAATCGGGAGTGCCATAGCCCAATTCCTTTGTATTTCTGCGTGAAGTGTGTGTAATACTCTGCTTCCGCTGGCGTTCTCCCAAAGCCTGTTGCGCCATAAAGCGGTGCAAACGTGTGAGCCTTTGCAGTCTGCCTATCCGTAGGTTGACCAGCATCGGTAATAACTTTAGCGGTATATGAGTGTACATCAAACCCAGTAGATACTTCTTCAATTGCAACTCCATCTTGTGATAAATATGCGGCAGTACGGAACTCCAACTGTGCAAAGTCGGCTTCCATAATTTTGCCATTATTGAACCGTGACACAAAAACCTTCTTGACAGGGAACGTACCACCACGTGGCATGTTCTGCATGTTAGGGTCTGCGCCAGAAAAACGACCAGTAGCCGTGCGATGCTGCAACAAACGAACATGCAGCTTACCATCACTCTTGGTGTGGGTGCGGATGCCTTCCACAAAAGATGACAGGTATGTTTCCACGGCAGACAGGCGTCGAACTTTTGACAGGAACTCCACAGCATCTGTCATATTTTTGACACGTGCTGATTTCTCTAAAGTCTCAAGGTTGCCCTTGCTTGTGCTAAAGCCATTGGCACTAAGCCACTTGGCTGACGGCGGCTTGAAGCGCAGTCCTGCCCGTGTAGATGTAGGCTTGAAGATATAGCCCTGTGCGTTGCAATCTTTGCACTTGTGTGGACGACTGAACGGGCTACCATCTTTGCGTGTCTTGTAGGCTTGGCCTGTGCCTTTGCATGTGCTGCACTGCTCTGCCTTGGTTTTGTAGATAAGTTCTGTGCCATACTGTACCATATTATTAAAGTCAGGGCCATCCATGTATGGGTCAATTTTCTGACCCCACTCTGTCTTGTCAATAACCTTGCGACCATATACCACCCAGCCAAGCTGCTCTGGGCTGTTAAGATTGATAGGTGTATCGCCCATCAACTTTTTGACATGACTTTGCAGACTATCAATCAGGTCACTACGCTCCTGCTCAAACTCCGCTTGCACAGTTTGCAGTGCAGACATGTCCACTTTGAACCCGCGCTGATACATACGTGCCAGACACACTGCCACCTGATTAGTCAGGTCAACAGTACCCATCAGGCCACTGTCTTGTGTTGTGTTCAGACGATACATCAGTTTATCAGCAAGCTGCTGCGTGGCCTCAAGGTCAGCAATTAGATATTCGGTCAGTTCATTGTACGGAATGTCACGGGTGCTGTATCCCTTGGCAAAATATTCTTTGAGAGTATCCTGCTTCTTTGTATCCAATTCGTAACGCTCTGCACATGCCTCAAGGGACAGAGGTTCTTTGACCCCACGCTGCATGACATACTCTGCCAGCATCGTGTCAAACACAGGGCCGTCATACTTGAAGCCAGACTCCCACAGCCACAACAAGTCGTGTGCTGCGTTGTGACAGATAAGCACAGTAGCCTCGTCCAACATCATCTGCACACGCTCGTAGTAGTCGTCTTGATTGGGACGGTCAGCATGGTCAAATGGAAACGTCAGACACTGACCTTGGTCTGTCAGCATGCCCACCATGACCAGCGTGTTATCTGGCTCAAACGGGTCAAGGTGTATCTTGCCGTCACGCTTGGTGACTGTGTTTTCTACATCAAGTGTTAGTTTCATTATCATCCTCTCTGACATATTTTCTTACGAAGTGACTTACATCATCTTTGTGTTTGTACCAAACATTTTTATGTACCACTCTCCACTTGTTTTCAAGCAAACAGACAACAAACTTTTTATTAACTAGCACCATACCAAAGTTTGGCTGTCCGTATGTCTCTACCTCAAGATTAAGTTCCAGAAGTTTTTTTAGTTTTTTTAGTCTCAAGACATTCCTGTCTGCATAATTACTGTATCTGTCTTTATGCCAGCAAGACTTCTGTAACTCTATAGACTTTTCTTTGTAGTATTCTATATCCTCGTCCAACTCGTTCAGAGTTTCTTTTGTGTACATTCTGGTCATGCCGTATACCTCGCTGTCTTGTATTCAAGTTCGCAGTGTATACTACCATGCCATCCTGTCAACTTATTCTTGACAACATTCAGATGACGCTGCGTGTCCTCTTCATCCTGACCCTCGACAGGTGGGTTCTTAGCAATCAGAATCATCAGGTCAGCTTCTGCTGCCTTGCCTGTCCGACTGCCTTCCATCATGCTCTGGTTGAGCAGCACCTTGCCCTCTGCCTCTGCGGATAGCTGTGACATGTAGAAGATGGCACAGCCATACTCTTTGGCAATCATACGGGCATGTACCGCGTTGGCTTTCAGTGCTTCATCTGTACGGGCAAAGCCACCTGTTTTGGCAAACTTGTCACCCATGTCCAGCAGAACAATGTCAGGCTTGTATGACTTGCACACAGATTCAACCCACGCCATGTCACGTCCGGTTGCATCTTTAATCTTGATGCGTTCCTTGACAGGTGCATACAGGTCACGTGCTGCACTAGGATTGTTCTTTATCTCCTGCATGGTCATGCCTGTGGCTGCGGTAAGATACCGCGCACCCACCCGGTGATATCCTTCTTCGTTACACAGGATGATGCAGTTAGCCCCCTGTGATGCAAAGCCGCCGGGTGCAGCAATCAAGCTGGCATGGAACGATGTCTTACCTGTGTTGGGACGTGCGCCCACTTCAATCAGGTGGCCATCGTTCACGCCATCCACCTTGCGTGTCAGGCTTGAGATGTTGAAAGACCACCGTGCCTCAAGGTCAGCCTTGGACATCAGCGTATCCATGTCGATGTCATCCCACTCAATATTAAGATTAGGTGTGAAGTCATCTCCGTACTGCTCAAGCAGGTGCCGCAAAGGCTCAAGGCTACTCTTGCTACCGGACACGTAGTCTACTCCAAGACTAGCAATGTCCTCGCCAATCACGCGCTGAAACAACTTGGACAGGACATCCTGTGCAATATCAGCACCCATAGGTGGCTCACGCTTTATCTTATCAAACAGGGCGTCAAACCCCTGCTTGGTAGCCGTAGTCATGGTTGGATTGTCAGCCATGAACAATGCCTGCACTTCATCAGGTGTTATGTCACGTGAGTAACGCTCCATAGCCCGGTCAAGTGATTGTTTGATTTTACGAGCATCCTTGCTGAACAGGCGGTCAGGACAACGCGCACCACGGTGGTCATCATAAAACTCCTTGTTCATCAAGGAACGTATAAGTGATAGTTCCATATTATTCTCCTACGTTGGTCAACTTGTCAAAGTCTTCAGGGTTTCGATACTTCAAATCGTCTGTCAGTTTTACTACGCGAACGTCATCAACGTACGATTGCAGTTCTCTGGCAAACTCAATTGATTTCATCAACGCATCGGGGTCAAGTGCGATGATTGCTGTTGAGAACTGCGTGAGATACCTCTTGTGTTCGTCGAGCAGTGATGTTCCCAGCACAGCGACCCCAACGTAGTCATCACCGCCTACAACTGCGGCACTCACACAGTCCTCAACAACGACAGCAGTTTTACCACAACCGTGAACGTATGGCAAGCTGCTTTTTCCATACCGCTTCCATTTTATTGGAGACTTGTCCAACGCACGACCTGTAGCATCCACTATCTGACCATCATGCCGTATTGGAAACACGACACGACTGTCCTTGACATCATACATAAGACCTAATTCCTGTGCGTCAAGGCCATAGAGTTCACTTGCCCATTCCAATACAACCCACGGTGGAGTGACAATGTATTCAGGTAGGGCGAACGGCACAGGCTTGTCGTCACTCTCGTGACCAAGCAGGACAGTCTTGATGTCATCAATAGACATGCTCACTTGCGTAGAACCCTTGACAGTACAGGATGCGCGGAAGCAGTTCCACTTCAATGTACCCATCTCATTAGTGACAGTGAATGTGCGTTGCCCACAAGACGGGCATTCTGTGCGGACTGTCGTCCCAACAGCTACATCCATGTCACTTACAATGTTATATATATTATTCATGTATATACACTTTCCTTTGCGGCACTTGTAATGCTTGTACCACGCTTATTACGTTCCGTCAATGCATATTCTGCACTTGCTAGTGTATTTTTCATGTAGGGCTTGACTGACTGCGGATTGGCGTGTCCAGTTACCGACATGATTTGTGCAATACCGACACCCGCTTCCACCATCTCCGTAGTTCCTGTGCGGCGAAGGTCAGCAATGCGCAACTCGTCAGGAAGCCCAGCAAGGCCCATAACCTCTCTGGCGTACCTTGATAGCCTTTGCATAGTGAAAGGGCTGTACACGGCGTTCCTAGGGCGAGGATAGGGTGCTACATATTCTTGGAAGCCAAAATCTTCTTTCTGCTGCTGTAACATTGCTACCATCGTGTCGCTGATAGGCAGATGAACTGTTGCACCCCGCTTGGATTGTTCCAGATTCAGAACGCGATTGTCCAAATCGACGCACTCAAACTTTAGTGTGCGCATATCACCTATGCGCTGGCACCACTCGTATGCCATCTGTGCAATCAGCCCGACACTGCGATACTTGTAATCAGAGTATGCTGCATCCAGAAACGCAGTAATCTGTTCCTGCGTCCACACAACTTTGCGAGGCTTTACTGTCTTGCGCTTAAATGTCGCAAACGGATTCATGTTTGTATGCCCCATCTCCATGCCAAACGAATACAGCTTACGCGCCACAGCGCAGACATGATTAGCCATGTAAACACCCCGGTCT